AATGATTATGCATCATTTCTAGACTATAATATGACAAACAAGTTATTCTGCACATTCACATCACCAGCAGATTTAGAAAATACAATAGATACTATTAATCGTAGATATTCTATACTATTTAATAAAATATTTGTGCTGGAATCACCTCAGAGCGATGAGTTGATATGTACTTACAATATCGATACAGGTAACGTAGCTGCAACACCAATGTCTAACACTATATTGTTACACCGTAAAAAGGAGTCCAATACATTATATACTATCAATGCATTAAACACATTGATTAAGTCATTAAATAATGGAATGTTAGACAATAGGTTTATCGTTAATTGGCAGGACTATAGAAATAGTATATTATTAACTAATGGTCCTGATATCAGAAGATTAGATACATCTATCCATAAAATAGTAGATTTTAACAAATGATCAAATTATTAGATATATTACGTGAAGCTAAACAAGTAGGTGATATATACCACTACACAGGAATATCAGGAGATGCTATAATTAAAATCCTCAAAACAGGAAAATTAAGACCTTCACCAGCTAGATTAGAGAAAAAAGGATATATTTCATTTTCAAGAGACAGAGCATTGGGGTATACATTAGGTTCTGATAAAACCCAAATAAGAATTACAATAGATGGAGATAAATTATCAAATAAATACCAAGTACTTCCTTATGCTCAAATAAAACCAGAAACAGCATATGATAAGAAAAATTGGGTTGCTCCATTCTCCAGATCAACTCAAGATTCAGAATCAGAGGTAGTAGTACCGGCTAAAAAATACGGTGGAAGTATTGATATTTTACCTTACATTAAAAAAATTGATGTTGTTGATTTAGGATGGGATGAACATTCTGTTCGAGGAAGTATATTTAAAAAAACAGTAAAAGAAATAAAAAAGCTATGTGATAAAAATAACATACCTGTTGAATTTCATGTTTTAGGTGATGACGATTATGATGAAAGTCCTTGGTCACCTAGCAAATATACAAAACCTGTAAAATAATTATTGATTTTAATAAATAACAATATTTATATCCATGAAAACACAAATAAACGAAATCAAAAGAATGCAGCAATTGTCTGGCATTATTAAAGAATCACAAATGAATGAAGAAGCAGTACCATTCGCGGAATGGAAACAAGCTTTAAAAGATTTCATAGAGGAAAATTTAACAAATGACTATGCTGAATTGGAAATGTTAGCGGACGTATTGAAAGAATTAGAAAGCGAATACCGCACAGAATACCAAGATTACGCTTAAATAGCATATATCTATGAAACAATATATCAACGAAGCAAAGCAATTCCAGAAATTAGCTGGTATAATTAAAGAAAATCTAGAAAATGATGATATCATTTATGATACATTAGTAGGTATAAGACACGAACAGTTGGTATCGGATATGATGGCTGCTGCTGAAAGTGATCCATCATTAACACTAATTGATTTCTTAAGACAATACGATTCTTCAGGTGAAATGGATGAATTATATGAAGGTGAAGCTAAAATAACACCAGATAATAGAGTTAAATATCTTGCTCATACATTAGAAACTATTTGGCAAAGAGGTAGAGGTAACAATAAAATTGATTATATTTCCGTTGCAACCTCGTTAATCGAAGATATGTTCGGTTCAGATGAACAAGAAATGGATGAATTATATGAAGTTCAGTTAAGTCCTGTAAATCAAAAGTTAAAAGAAAAATATATTGAAGACTATATGTCTCAAGTTATAGATGATCATGCTGGTGAATATTATGATGATTTAGCTGACATGGATGATATAGAAGCACATGCTGCTAAATTTGGATACACTGATACGTTAAGAACTATAGATAGAAAAGTAGATACAGACTTACAAAATCAGCGCATGAAACAACGCATGAAAGGTCCAGAGGATCAGTATCGTAGAGAACCAGTTATTACCAAAAAAGGTAAAATGCATAAATACGACGTTGATGCACTTAAAGATAAATTAAAATCCAAATTAGGATTAGAATATTAAAATCTTTTTAAGAAGGCTTAAAATAGGTTTGGAAAAGCAAAAATAGAATCATAGATTCAAATATTATTGTGTTCATAGAACACCTCACATTTAAAACACGTTATTATGGACTTAAGCGTCATCAAGCAGAAGTTGTCCGCTTCTCAAAACAAAGGACAAAAACGAGAAAAAGTAGATTACAGCAAGATCTTCTTTAAACCGAAACCTGGTAAATACCAAGTTCGAATCCTCCCAAGCAAATTTGACAAATCAAACCCATTCCGTGAAGTTTACTTCCACTACGGTTTCTCTAAAGGACCGATTTTGGCATTAACTAATTGGAACGAGAAAGATCCTATCGTTGAATTTGCAAAAAATCTTCGTAAATCATCTGATAAAGAAGATTGGCAATTAGCTAAAAAAATTGAACCGAAACTTCGTTATTTCGTTCCTGTATTGGTTCGTGGCGAAGAAGAACAAGGCGCTCGCCTATGGGAATTTGGTAAATTAATTTACGAACAATTGCTAGGTATTGCTGCAGATGAAGATTATGGTGATTACACAGACATCACTGATGGACGTGACTTCACAATCGAAGCAGTAGAAGATGTTGTTGCTGGAAGAAAAGGTGTTAAATGTAACATTCGTGTTAAACCTAAAACAACACCAATTTCAGACGATGCTACTATAGTAGGAACAGTTCTGAATGAACAACCAGACATCTTTGCTATTAACAAACAATACACATTTGATGAATTGAAAGATTTATTGGATAAGTGGTTGAATCCAGATAGCGAAGAAGACACTGAAGCACCAATCGTTTCTAAAGACGAAGACGAAGAGGAAGATGATTTCCTAACGGAAATGAACAAACCAGCTGAAGCGTATAAGCTGGATGTAAAACCAAAAACGTCTAACGCAGACAAATTCGACGATTTATTTATTAATTAAAACTGTTATGGCAAAGGGAAAAAGCTCATTGAGCGAGGTAATTAGTACCTCAATCAACAAATCGTTTGACTTATCTTCGTTTAAGAAATCTAAATTTCTTGATCAAAGTGTTAAGTTCAAACCACAAAGATGGATAAATCTATCCAAAGCATTCCAAGATGTCATTTCATTACCAGGTATTCCTATGGGCCACATAACACTATTACGTGGCCATAGTGATACAGGTAAAACAACAGCAATGTTAGAGGCAGCTGTAGCAGCACAAAAAATAGGTGTGCTACCTGTCTTTATCGTTACTGAGATGAAATGGAATTGGGATCACGCTATTCAAATGGGTTTCGAAATGGAACCTGTAGTAGACGAATCAACAGGTGAAGTAACTGACTACAAAGGATTTTTCCTATATGTAGATAGAGGTTCACTAAACACAATTGAAGATGTAGCAGCATTTATTGCTGATCTATTAAGCGAACAAGCACAAGGTAAACTACCATTCAATTTATTATTCCTATGGGATTCAGTAGGATCTATACCATGTAGATTATCTGTTGAATCAAATAAGAACAACAACGAATGGAATGCAGGTGCTATGTCTCAACAATTTGGTAACTTTATTAATCAGAAAATTATTCTATCACGTAAAGAAAACCAACCGTATACAAACACATTTGTTGCTGTTAATAAGGTATGGGTTGCAAAACCTAATTCACCAATGGAACAACCAAAAATGAAAAATAAGGGTGGTGATACAATGTTTTTTGATGCTTCATTAGTAGTAACGTTTGGTAATATTACCAACAGTGGTACTAGTAAGATTAAAGCAACTAAAGATGGTAAAGATGTAGAGTTTGCTAAACGCACTAAAATATCAGTTGATAAGAACCACGTTACAGGTGTACAAACAAAAGGTACTGTAACAATGACGGTTCACGGATTTATTGATGATGATAAAAAAGCGATTGATGCTTATAAGAAAGAACATTCCAAAGAATGGTTAGCTATCTTAGGTACTGATTCGTTTGATATTGTCGAAGAAGATGAAATGAAAGAAAATTTAACTGATATACCATTAGATGAAGAATAAATACGCAGAGCTCCTAGCCAACGTCAACAACAATCAACGCGGAGTCTCTGACTCCGTTTTGATTATTGACGGATTAAACTGTTTCTTGAGGGCATTTACTATGATCAATCACATCAATCAGGAAGGAGCTCACATTGGTGGATTAACTGGTTTTCTAAAATCAGTTGGTTATGCTATTAAAATGTTAGACCCAACTAAAGTGGTTATTGTGTTTGATGGTGTGGGTGGCTCCAATAGTAAACGAAATTTATATCCTGACTACAAAGCAAACAGGAATAAAAATCGTATGACTAACTATTCTATATTTAGTTCTAAAGATGAAGAAACTGAATCAATCAACAACCAAATGGCTAGGTTGATTCAGTACCTTCAACTTCTACCAGTATCAATTATTTGCGTTGATGGAATTGAAGCAGACGATGTTATAGGCTATTTAGTAGGTAAGTTTGAAAATTATGCCGCAACTAAAGAAGTAACTATAATGTCAGCAGACCAAGATTTCCTTCAGTTGGTAAGTGAAAAAACTAAAGTATATTCACCTACAAAGAAGAAAATATTTAAACCTGCTAATGTATTAGAAGATTACAATGTGAGTAGTTATAATTTCGTTAATTATAAGATACTTATGGGTGACGCATCTGATAATCTACCTGGTATTAGTGGATTAGGTCCTAAAAAGGTGATTAAAATGTTCCCTGAATTAGCGACAGACACTCCGATAACGTTAGAGGAAATGCTGAATAAAGCCGCTTCAAAAATAGATGAGCATGAATTATACGGTAGAATAATTGAAAGAAAGCATCAACTAGAAATCAATAGTAAATTAATGAATTTAAAGACTATTCCACTATCAGAAGAGAATATTCAGCAAATTCAGGACAGTTTCAAAACAGTTTACTTATTAGATAAACATACGTTTATGCAACTATATGTAAACGATTTGTTAGGTGAATCTATTCCTAACACTCCAAATTGGCTAAATCAAGTTTTTGGACCTTTAAATTTTGAAGGGCAGAAATAAAAAATTATATTTAAAATAAGTTATGAACGAATACATTCTCTGCGCAGCAATATGGTACAAAGATATACCAATTAAAAAAGAAATACCTGACAATGTTAGACCAATTAATTGTGATAAGGGATTAGTGTTTTGTGGATATAGACACTGTCACTGCATGTATACAATGGTTAGCGTAACAGGATTAAGAAGCGTAGAGACAGAAGTAGGAGAATATATTCAAGGATTTCTAACTAGCAAAAACCGATTTGTAGATAGAGAAGAAGGAGCTAAGATTCATATAGCAAACGGACATACAATAGAATTTGAAAATAGATTATTCAGTGAAGATTTATATTAAATATTAACGACTGATTTAATTTTTCTAGTATTGTCATTTTTTTATTATAAATAATATTATGGTAATATATCAAACAACAAATCTTATTAATGGTGTAAAGTATATAGGTAAAGATAAAAACAATAATCCTAATTATATTGGATCTGGTGTTGATTTAAAGATAGCTATTAAAGAATATGGCAAACATAACTTTAAAAAAGAAATAATAGAGCATTGTAATGACATTAATCATCTTATAGAACGAGAAGCATATTGGTTAAACTACTATGACGCAGAAAATAATCCTAGCTTCTATAATAAGACTAATAAACCATTTGGTAACTCAGGATTATCAGAAGAGACTAAAAAGAAAATTGGAGAAGCAGCTAAAAAACGTATATGGAATCCTGAGTGGGGTAAATTAAGTGGAAAGGCTAGAATAGGATTAAAATGGAAATGCAAAAGTGGAGCTGAACATGGCAATTATGGTAAACCTAAATCTAATAAGCATAAACAAAATTTATCTTTAGCTAGAATAGGCAAAAAACATAATTTAAATTGGTGTTTGAGTATTAAGAATAATAGACAAAAATGTATAGAGATTAAATCCAGACCTATACAGCAATTAGATAAAGATAATAATATTATTAAAGAATATAAATCTATTACTGAAGCTAGAAATATGACTGGTATAAAAGGAATTAAAAATGTAGTGACAGGATTAGCTAAAACAGCAGGTGGATTTATTTGGAAATACAAAGAAAATTAATTAAATTTAAATAAATAAGTTACGAATGACTACTCTCTCTCGCCTTAATCAATATGGAAATGCATTTCAAGTCAAGGTACTAGGCGCACTACTAACACAAAGAGATTTCCTATTAAACATCGCTGATTCACTTGACAGTGAATATTTCGAATCCCAAGCACATAAGTGGATAATTGAGTATATTATAAAATACTTTAATCAGTACCACACATACCCAACTATAGAAACGCTATCAATTGAAATTAAAAAGATTGATAATGAAGTATTACGTATTTCACTTACAGATGCACTACGTGAAGCGTATAAAATGTCTGA